GGAGACCACAGGGCTTCTCCGATTTCGATTTTGCTGAAGTTTGTGCTGATGCCTGTACACTTCTGAATCATCGCATCCGCATTGATATCCGGCACACCGTTCGAAGCGTACTTCGCGCCGCCGTAGGGTTTGGACTTATCGCCCGTCCAACCCCAAAGCACGCCCTTTATAAGGCAGACGCAATCAAAACCGAAGGTGTCAGCTGATGCCGCTTTTATCATCTTCTGTCTGCTCGGATCTCTGTTGTAGTCGTTATTGTTGCAATAACGCTGTTTGTTGGATGCCGTAAGCGGTGCGCCGAAGCAGCCGTTCACATAAAGCGTCTTGTAGTGCAGCGCGATATCTTTCACCTTCGCTGCGAGTTCTTTGTTCGTCATGATAAATAACCTCCTTATTTTTTATAAAGCTGTTGTTCGATCGTATCGATCCTGTGGTGCGCCTGCTTGGCGGACGATTCGACAGAACTCAGCCGTTCGACCACTTTCCCTATCTGGTCATCTTGCTTTTCCTGCTTTCTTTTGATGTCATCAACGCCACTTTTGATGTATCCGAGTTCCGTTAAAACGACACCATCTTTCTTGCCCTCGTCTTTGTTATCACTTTTGCCGTTCCGCTTATAGGCGATATAGCCAAAGATTATTGCGCATATAGTCCCGCACGCACTAAGAATCGTCAAGAAGATGTTTACACCGCTCATGTAGTCACCTCCTCGAAGTAAATGCCCACAAGCTGCGACGGTACATAGTGCAGTATAGTACCTTGACCGTTGCTGTCGTCGCGTATGCACTTGTATGTTTTGCCGCCGTCAGCATAATACTTGTCCTTGAAATACCGCATACCGGCGGCAGCGGTTATCGGGTTATCAATCGTGCCGTCCTCGCCGACCGTGATAGGCTCCCAGTGTGCAGCCGTATTTTCCGGCAACCATGTCGGATTTGCCGTTATGGCATTGTAGCAGCGATAGAGCCCGCTCGGTCTGCGGACTATACTGCCGACGGCATAATCGACATACCCGCTCCACAGCGGATAAAGCTCGGCATACTCCAAAGCTTCTGCGTCCGTCGTGACCTTCTTCAACACGCCGTCTATCTTGTTGCGATAAGCTTTTGCTTCTGCTCGCGTCATATATCCGCACCTCCTATGATTATGTTCAGCGCCTCGGAGTCGGTTATTTCGCTGTCAATGTCGGTTTCTGTGTAGCTGTACCTCGCTGAGGCGAGGTCGATGGCTACATCGTAAAATTCATCCGTGCCGACCTTTTGAATCATCTTACCCGCGTCGCTATATGTGCGGATAAGCCCGTCTGCCCGGGTCTCTGTTTTTATCATGTGCTCGCCTCCAACGCCGAAATCGGCTTGATTTGTTCCGAAAGTGTAACCCAGTTCGTCGCTGCCTTGTAGCTGTCAACGAGGTTATCCGGCACATAAATATACCCCGTACCCGATGCTATCTTGCTTCCGCGCAGCGCAATCGAAATGTCGGATATCACACAAACTGACGAAGTGCGAATAATAAGCGTTTCAAGCTTCGTACAATCGGTAAACGCCGTTCGGTTTATATTTGTTATCGCCGCAAAATCAGCTGTCTGAATTGTCGAAAGGCGAAAAGAGTCAATCGGTAAACTGGTAACAAGTGGTAGATTTGCAGATATCAGATGCTTTGTGGTGTAAAAACAGTTGCCTCCTATTGTTGTCACCAAAGGAAAATTTGCTTGTTGTATTGCGGAATTTGTAAAAACACCTCTGTCAAACGCGGTGACTTTGGGAAGATTTATTGTCGACAGCCGAACGCACGATTCAAAAGCGTTGCGATTAACTTGGGTGACATTAGGCAAATCAATCGCTGTAAGAGCCTGACATCCTAAAAATGCGCACGCTCCGACCGTCGTTATACGGTTGTTTGAATATGTGCCAGATATCGTGCGCTGAATTATTGCATCATCAAATGAACCAGCTATAGCGTCAACCGCGTCGCCAAAACCTTTGGCGGAGTCCCACGCAATCTGATCTGTGCTGCCTGCCTTGTTGCGGATGCGGTTAGCGGTGTAGGTCATAGCGGCATCAAGTACGGCGGAGTCAACTACCTTATCAAAAGCCATCAGTAACTACCTCCTGCCCAAGTCGGTAACGCCGCAAGGGTATCATTGACTATTTCTGCCTTGTCTGCTTCCGTCCAATAGTCAGTGCCTTTGACGGGAGTCTTGCCATTTATACCATCTTTGCCGTTTGTACCGTCCGCACCTTTGTCGCCTTTTTCGCCACGCGACGGCTTGCCTGTATTGGTAGTGCCTAAGTACCAGTTGCCGTTTGCGCCAATAGTCGGCGTTATACCATTTGCGCCGTCTTTGCCGTCCGCTCCTTTATCACCTTTGAGTCCGACATCAGAGCCGTTATACTGGAGTTTGCCATTTGAATCGGAGAGCTTATCGAGTGTATCTTTGTTGGCGTGGGTGTGGGAGTTTGGAACAAGCTTGTCGAGTGCGCCGCCGACCGTCGATATGTTCGGCAGTGCGGCGTTGGTATAGCTGACGTCTTCAGCGGTTGACGCTCCACCAGTACCTATTGCCTGACCGTCATAGGTCGGCTTGCCGTCGGTTTCGGCGAACTTATCAAGCACCGCCTTGTTTTCGTGCGAATGCCTGGCAGCGGTGTTAAGCGCGATTTCAGCGGCGAGACTGGGACTCAATCGCTCTGTGCCGTCCGGGATTGACACCTTTGCAGAGCCTGTTATCATAGGCGCATAGCCGACTATCTCGCCCGCTCCGAATGCGACGAGCTGCGCTGCCATGTTGCCCGGTTCGGGCACAACATCGCTTGTAATTTTAACCGCCACATAGCCGTCCGCAGGAGTCAGTAGCTCGGTTTGTAGATGCTCGCCGACCGTTGATTCAAAATAGACTCTGTAGCTGTCCGCGCCCTCAAGCTCTGCCGGGATAGGCAGAGCGAGCACGGTAAAGTTATTTTCCGCGCGATAGCCTACGTCGTAGCCACGCGGGTGGCTGTATTCGACTTTTATCGTTCTTTCCTGCATCTTCCTTTACCTCCTCTTTCGCGGGCTCTGCAGCCTGTTTTTCGCAGTCTGTAAGCATTTCGGATAAAAGGTCAAGCTTGCCGATAATCTTCGCGATTTCGACCTTGTTGACCTCGATTTGCTGCATCAGCTGCGCGTTATGTTTTTGCAAGGCGTCGCCCTGCGCTTTGACTTCCGCGATTTTCTGTTCGATTTCTGATTTTGTCATTTTTTTCACCGCCTATTCGTCTGCAAATTTCAACCGTCTGCCATTAAAATACAAAAAGTCGCCATTTGCCGTAAGTGTCCTACTGTATGTCGTGTCGTCCTGATTGCTTGTCTGAAATGTTAGACGCATAATATTATCAGCCTCTGTCCACGCATAAAGCCCAGCCCAGAGCTTGCCGGAGGTCTCGCCCCTTATTTCAAAACCCGCTCCCGGTGTCTTTTCGGCGTTCATTTTTGCAATACCAACGCCAAGTTTAAAATTTGTTCCGCCGACCGTCCGGTGATGTATCAGGCTCTCAAACTGGTCTTCCTTTGCTTCGTTTGTTTCAACACACCGCCTGATTCGTGTTTTGTCTTTCTCGACGAGCATATAGTCGGTGTCCCAGCTGTAGCCAAGACTGTTGACGACAGGCTTGACTGCGGAGACGTTATCTTTCGATTTTCCAAATCTAAAGCCTTTTGACGACTGCTCGCCGAGCGTAAACTCAGGTGCGGCTATAGTCGCATACCAGTCGCCGCCGAGTGCGGTTTTATACAGCATTGAGCTGCCAAAGGTCAGATATTTTTTTCCTGTTCCGGTTCCTGTGCCCGCGCCTTGATAGAGGTCAAGCACGCCGCCTGACAAGTCGGCTTTATAGCCGTCGTTGTTTAAGATTGACAGGGTACCGCCGTCAAGGTTTATGTCGCCGCCGGTGATGTTGATGTCGGAAGCTTCGATGTGACCCGTGTCCAAGTTAAAAGAAAACTTCCCGGTCGGCGACGAAAGGATATCCGTCGTGATATAACTCGCGGAAATCTTGTTTGCGGCAATGCTTCGGATAACCGCGTCACCGTCTTTTGATACACCGTACTCCCAGTTCGGGGATCCGTTGTTCCAACCGTTATTAGTCCAGGCATAACCACCGGCGTTGCGGCAGTAGATAGTGTTGCTCCCCTCGAGCGTAGGCTTGTCGTGGTAATAGGTTATAACCGCGCTGTTGCTGTCCGCTTTACGCGTGACATATAAGCCCATGCTATTTGCGATGGTCTCGTTCAGCGCGAGGGTCGCCTGCTCAAAGTCGTTGATTTGCGCCGCCTGCTGAGCGCGGGTCTGCTCGAGTATCGCCTGCTGCTTCGGTGTAAACGCGCCCATTGTGGCATATCCCGACTGCGTTGCCGTTTCGCCCTTGCCCTCTAGCTTAGTACAGCGGTTTTGTGACTGCCACTTGACATTTGTCAGCACGACCTTTTTCGTCCCCTGCGCCGTCTCAAACTTCATAATATCAAGCGGTCTAAGGTGCGGAAACGAGTGCGTAGTGCAGGACATCGGAGTGTATGTAAGACTGCACCGTGCGGTTTTAAGCTCCGTTGCCAGTGTGCTGAGATTCATATCACTCTGCGCAAGAAGATTGCCCTCAATGTTAAAGGCATAGTCCTTTGTGCCTGCGAGGTATTCAGTCTTGTTCTCGTCGTTTCCGACGATGCGTACACCGGAAAACACGATGCTGTTTTCGGCGAAATCGGTATTGCCGGAAGTAAAACGATCCGAAGCTTTTATCACCGTGTGCTTGGCGTTTGTCGCATACCACCCGCCTGTCAGCTTGCCGTCATAGTCAATATACAAGCTCACGCCCATAAGCTCCGCAGCCCAGACAAGCACCTGACGATAGGTCAGGTTGTCCGCCTCCGGGCGTTTCGGTATCGATACACCCCTATGCAGAGTGTTCGTCGGGAGCTTCTGCGACACCCCGCACTTTGTGCAGGCATCGGCGACTATCTGATACAGCGTTGCAGGATAGGCAAGCTCAGTATCATAGGCTCGGTTAAACTTCGCCATGCGGTCATAAGCCGTTATTTTGATGCTCCGGAGCTTGCGCGGAGGGCTGTCCACCGTGTAATAGCCGATAGGCACCGTCTCCGTTGTCGAGCCCGTTGAAAAGCTTGTAGTGACATACAGTTGTGCGCCCTCGAACACCTTGTCGTCAAAAGCGCCGTCGGTATTTTCGAGAGTAAAACTCAGTTCTGACATACACGCCGAGCCCAAATCAAGCTTACTGCCCGTGACACTCGACCAGTCCACCGTTACCGCGCCGATAATGTCTTTGTCGGTGATATTAAATGCCGTGCCTTTGGTAGGCGTACAGAGGATATTGACGGACTGCACCACATCCTCTCGCAGAGCAGCAAGCCCGGCAGAAGTTATTGGATACATAACATCACCTCTCTACGATTTTAAAACTTACATTCTCCCAACGGTTCAGTGTACTGTTGTACATAGGAGACGATCTATCGCCCACATAAAATGTTTTCGTCACGAAGTCCCCCGCCGTCGGAGAAAGATAAGTGATTGATATGTACTCTGCCGAAAAAGCTGCTAAAATAGCCTTTAACTCAATCGTAGTGGGATAAGCCCACTCAAGAGTTATCCCGTCTACGGTTCTTATTTTTTTCTTATGCATGAGTCCATCTTCGGTACGACCCGCATCAGAGGCGGAAACATCAATCTGCTCCCACTTATACTGTGAGGGACATTTGACTGTTTTACCACCGACCGACTTCAAGGGATTCATGCCTGCTGTAAAAGCCATATTGATGTTTCACCTCCTATGCATCTACCGGGATAAGAGTTCGTCCTGCTCTAAGATTTGCGGCTTTTATCTCTTCGATAACATTTCCGGCTCTGTCGACTACTTGAACGATTATAGGAGTACCGCCGTCGCTTTCAGCCATTGCATCACGCACACCGCGATATACGCCGTTCGCAACACCTTCAACTATCTGCTGATTGTTAACAACAGTGCTTCGACCGCCCATTGTACCGACAAGCTCAGGTCCAGCCTCACGAGCGACGAAAAGCTGTCCCGATGCAGGGAAACCACCGGAGGCATAGGCTTTCAATTTCAAATCGACCGAACCTGTACTACCAACATTAATATCTCCTTTTAGTGTCGGGAAGCGAGCACTTTTGAAGCCATTGGCAACTGCTGTTCCGAGATTTTTTCCGAAATTATAGCCGTATGAATTGGCGACATTACTCGACAAAGAATCCTTCAGGACAGATTTAATTGCCTGGGCAAGCTCGGAATTTTTAGAACTGATACCCGCGACAAGACCGGTTACTAAATTCTTACCTACCTCTTTCATGTTGACAAACATACCATTAGCAAGAGATATATTGTTACTTTTGCCGGTGAGCGTCTCAATCCGCTCTAAAAGAGTGTAATATTCACCCATAAGCGATATCGCAATACCCAATTCAGGATTTGCCTCGCGCAACTTGTCATTCAGTTTAACTGTCTGCGTTCTCTGTTTATTAACATCTTTTGCCATTGACTCTATAGGGTCTTTTAAAAAGAATCCTATAATTGTATCGACCGTACTCGCAAATCCCGCCAAAAGACTACTCTTTGAGTAATCGACAACCTTTTGCGCAAAATCTTTCATAAATTCCGTAAAACTGCTCATATCCTTTGACAGCGACGGTAATTTACCATTAAGGTCTCGCAGCGCCGGATATAACTCATCACCTAAAGATTTGGCAACTATAACAAGTTCAATCGTAAATGCCACAACAGCACCACTGAGTTCAACCAACAACCCAGTACCAAGACCGATAGCTACCGGAAGCAGCCCAACACTCGCGACGGTCGCCGCTCCGAGCGCAGCGGTAACAACGCCAATACCAATAAGTAAAGCCGTGCCAAGACTGATACCCTTAGCTATGGTCTCTCCGTTTTCAAGAACGGGCGCCCATGCATTACCGATCTCATCAAGACCTTTGCCTATCGCCCATATTTCGACAATAAACAGACCCGTCGAAACTCCAATCAAAGCAAGCATCGCGATACCAAGACCCAAATATGCAACAAGAGGTGTACCAACACTGCCCAACAATGCCGTTACCGCACCTACAGCAGCCAACACACCTACACCGATTCCCATTGCGATAGCCACTGTTTTTCCGTTCGCAATCACGGGTTCCCATGCTTTACCTACTTGTTCCAGCATTACTCCGAGTCCCCATACAGCACCGACAACTAGTCCAGCCGCAACTGCTACCTCGGCAATAATGACAAGCCCCCAGGCAAGGTCTTTAGCTATTGACTTTAATTTTCCATTCAATGCCGAAGTTCCCGCATCTCCTACCTGCGTAGCAGTGGTATTTGTTCCTTTGATTTGCGAAAGAAGTCCAAAGAAATTGACCACACTGCTTGTTATTTTCCATGCAGCGATGGCAAGACCAATTCCACCGGCTATTCCAAGTATCAATTTGAATTTTTTGACAAGTTCATCGGCGCGCTTAACATCAAGCTCGTCGGTTACGAATTGATATTTCGCAGCAGTACTACTCACTCCGCTTGCCGTCGCGGAAGTTGAATTATCATCGAGCTTATGTATCTCGTCAATACCGAGAAGCGTCTTCTTTAATTCTTTTGCGGCTTTCGTTGCTTTACCCATACCGTCAGCGAATGTCGTAGGATACTTAACCGCATGAGTCCATTCATTAGACCCCGACAGCCGACTGAATACCATATTTATAGCGTTAAGAAGCTCTACGAACTTATCTATGGCTTTCTCGACAAACGGTACAAGCATCGTGATTATGGGAGCTGCCGCTGCACCTATACTGTTTTTCAAATATAGGTAACTCGTTGCAAGAGAATCCATACTTTTCGCAAAACTTGTACCCATCATCTGACTATAAGCATAGACGTTTTGAACGCCCTCTTTAAATCCGCCGGTAATAGCCGAAATAATGCCGTTAAGTGCTCGATATGTTATTCTTTTTTTGATAGTGGTAAATAGATTTCTAACTTTGCTCGTTATTGGATCAAAAGCTTTTCCGAGCTTCTTCAACAGTCCAGTCGCGCTTATTGTTTTTTTCGTTGCTGTATCAGCGGCAGAGGCAACATTTTCTCCCGCCTCACTCGCGCGTTCTGATACTTGCGCGATAGCAACACTTGCGGCATCAGCACTTTCGGTTACTCCATCAA